GGGAGGTGAGGTATGTGGCAAGGACGATAAGCGCTATTCTTAGTCTTGAAGACAGGTTTAGCCATAAATTAGATGAAGCTGGAAAAAAAACATTGCTTTTTAAAAATAGGCTTAAAAGCTGTCAAGCAGCTTCAAAAGAGATAAATAAGTTTTTTGATAAGATGGCTAAGGTTGCTGTAACTGCTGGCGCGGCAATAGCAACTGCTGCTGGTGGTATAGTAGCAAGTTCAGTAAAAGCCTATGGTGAATTTCAACAATCTATGTCAAATGTTGCTGGTATTTTAAATGAAACAGTTGATTCAGAAAATTACAAAAGGCTTGAAAATGCCGCTAGAGAAGCAGGAAAAAGTACGACTAAAACTGCTAAAGAGGCAGCAGACGCACTTAGTTATATGGCTTTAGCAAATTGGAAAACTAAAGAAAGTATTGAAGGTTTAATGCCTGTACTTCATGCTAGCGAAGCCTCAGGTGCAGACCTTGCCACAACTTCAGACTTAATAACAGATTCAATGTCAGCGTTAGGTAAAGAAACAAGTGAACTTCAACATTATCTTGACATTTGTGCCAAAGCACAAAACAATTCCAATACAACACTTACGCAATTACAAGAAGCCTATATTGTTTGTGGTGCAACACTTCATAATTTTAATGTTGATGTTGAAGAATCGGGTGCACTATTAGGTATGCTTGCAAACAGAGGATTAAAAGGCTCACAGGCTGGAAATAGTTTTCAAAGTTTGCTTATAAATTTAACTAGAAAAAGTGGGCAAAGCTATAAGGCAATGCAAGCATTGGGTGTATCAGCTTATAAAGCAAATGGAGATTTTAAAGGATTTGCAGAAACCTTAATGGAAATTGCAGAAGCAACAAAAGGATTAGAACCAGAACAAAGAGATAATTATATATCAATGATAGGTGGTAAAACACAATCTACTGCTTTGAGAGATTTGCTCAATGGTCTTACACATGTTCTTGATAATGGCAAAACTGAATATGAAGTTTTGTATGACAAACTTCTAAATTGTACTGGTGCATTAGATACAATGGCTAAAATTATGACAAACAATTATGCTGGTGCTATAGCAAGGGCAAAATCAGCAATTGATGATTTTAGAATAACATTAGGCAAAAAACTAGAGCCTTATATTACAAAGAACTTAGATTTGTTTTCTAAAAAGCTTCCAGCTGCAACAGAAAAGTTTGCTATATGGTTTGACAGTAAACTGCCAAGTGCAATAAGAACTGGTAAAGCCGCTTTTGAAAAGATAAAGCCAGTTATTAACTTTGCTATAAAGAACTTTAAGAATTTAGCTGCCGCGGCGGCAGGAGTAGTTGTAGGTTTAAAAGCTTTTACCATTATAACAAATGTTAGAAAAAAAATGAAAGAATTAGAAAAAGAAGGTTCTGCCTTAAAGGCGATATTAATGGCTTTGAGAATTTCTACTTTAGCTGCACCTTGGACGTGGTTAGCTATTGCAATTGGTGCTGTTACGGCAGGTTTATTAATGTATAAAAATGCAATTGAAAAAGTTAAACAAGCCAACATTGCAAGTCACTTTGGTGACATTGCATTATCTGCCGAAGGATGTTCTAAAATGGTCAAAAATATATTTGGTCAAACACTAATTAGTCAAGTTGACGATATAAACGCTGCTTGTAGTAATGTAGAAGATAAATTTAACTCTCTTGCAGAATCCGCAAGGGAATTAAACAAAATCAATTTCATGTTTAATCTGAACCACAATAATATATCTAAAGAGGAATATTTAGAGACTGCTCAAAAGTATATTGATGATATGCAAGAAGTTATCAATAATAAACAATATGAACTATCTCTTAATGCTAATTTCTTGTTTGGTGAAGATTCGGAAGCTGCTAATTTGTTTAATGAAAAATCAAATAATTACTTTTCTCAACTACTTGCTGACGCACAAGAATATGGTCAAAATCTTATGCAAAATATAGAAGACGGATTTGTTAATGGTTGGGATGACGGTAATGCAGAGAAAGCTATTATTGAAAATATGCAAAGGCTCAGTGCTATTCAGGAGAAAATAAAAAAAGCACAAGCAGAGGCAGAAATGACGATTGCTGCTCATGATTTCACTATGGGCGACTTAAGTCAAGAATCATTTTCAATATACTTGGATAAGCTTCAAGAACAAACAGACATTATAACTAAAGCTACTGATGAAGCAGCAAAGAATCAATTAGCGTTTTATAAACTTCTTTTTGGTGATGATGAAAATAGTCCGACATATAAATCTAAAGCCAACGAAATTATAAAAGCACGTGACAATAAAAAAGCTGAAGCACTTAGCGCTTCGCTTTCTGAATCCACAAGGGCAATAGCAGAAGCTTATAAAGATGAGTATCAAGAAATATCAAGACAACTTAATGATACTGTATCAGGCTTGTTTATAATAGACCCCGATAATATATCTAAAAATGGTGAACAACTGCAAGGATATATAGAAGAGGTAGTTAAAAATGTCAATTTAGACCCTGGTATAAAAGAGTCTATAGCTGGTTATCTTGAACAAGTTATGCCAACAGCACAAGAATTTGAAAAGATTGTTGACAAATATCCTAAAATGTGGCAAACCTACAGCAAAACTATAACTTCTGTTGAAGCTTTAAAAACTGTTGCTGATGCAGGTGGCGAGCTTGGAAAAGCCGTTGTAAACGGTATTAATACTCCAGAAAATCTTAAAAATATGGAATCAATAGGAACGAAACTTAAAAACGGTTTTTTGAAACCATTTAATGAACTAACTGAAATAAGTGTACCAATCAAAGTAAAATATACTTCAAATACAAGAGGATTGCCAACCAGTGAAATATCAGAAGATGAAGTAAATGGTTCTATAAACATTAGAGGTAAAGCAGCTTTATCAAAAGGTAGTATGTGGGAAGACGCTGTTAATGCAATAAATTCGGCTATTAATCCATTGCGTTCAATACTTAAACCAACTGAATCAATACCACAAAATGCTATGGGTACACCATATTTTGGCGGTGGTTTAACTTGGATACACGAGAAAGGTGGAGAGATTGTTGACTTGCCAACCGGTTCAAGAATTTACCCTGCAGATAAATCTGAAAAGATGGTAAAAACTGCACCTAATATAACAATAAATGTTAATATTGGTAGTCTTTATGATTCAAGGGACGCTGCAGATGAAATTGGTGAAATCATATGTGGAAAGATTGTTGACGCTATACATTCTATTTAGAAAGAAGCGATAGTTATGACTGAATTTAGTTTTGATATAGATGGTTTAGATGATGTTGTTGATATTATGAAGTTAATAAGAAGGGGTTTTGATGAAGAAATAGAAAAGTTTATGAAGTCTGAGGGAAACAAGTTAAAAAGAAGAGTAACTAAAGAGGCAAAAACCCATTTAAAGAAAAAGACCGGAAATTATTTAAAAGGTATTAAACGCGGTAAACCTTATGTATTTGAGAAAACCAAAGCTAACAGCATTCGTGCTTATCTTAGCAAAGATGCGCCACACGCTAGTCTTATTGAATATGGACATGCCATGTCAGGTTTTTGCGAAAATTCAACAAGAACAGACCGTGTAAAAGGGTTTTATATCGTTGAAAATGCTAAGAATGATTTTAAAAGCCAATATGAAGACGAATGTAGAAAGTTTCTTGATTTATTAGTCGAACCGTGGAATAGGTGATATATATGGTAACTTTAAAAGATATCTTTGGTGCTGTTTGTAACCATATTTCCAAAACAACAGAATTAACAATGGTAGATGGTGATATGGAAGAGCCTGTTATAAGACCGTCATTTAAAGTTTTTATGAACACAGTAAAAACAGGTTTATTTTCATCATCATTAAGACAGGTTCACGTTTTTTTTGATATTTGCTTTTATGCAACTGATAAAAAAAGAAGTAAAACTGAATTTATGGATATTAAAGATAAAGTTTCTCATTCTTTTCTCAAACCATTTAAAATAAAGGAACGTTACTTTGTTTATATTGACGATTTGAGTTTTGAGAAAATAATTAATGGAGTATTAAACTGTAGTTTTAACTTTGAAATTGCAACTAAATTTGAAAATGAAGAGGAAAATCAATATGAACTTATGGAAGACTTATATATTAATAGAGATTTGGAGGAATAACATATGGCAATAAAACCAACGATAATTATAACATTTAAACAGCTTGCTACTTCTTTAATACAGAGAAGTGAAAGAGGAACGGCAATATTACTTTTGTCTGATACAACAGGAGCTGCAACAGGTTCTACTATAATTAATACAAAAGTTTATAGGAGCGTTGCTGATATAGATGAAAGTCTTTATACAAAAGATAACATTAAACATATCAAAAACTGTCTTTTCTATGCTCCTTATGAACTAATTGTAATAAGTAGCAATAGTACGAAGTTTGCAGACTTTGCCAAAGCAATAGTAAAAATAAGAAAAACCGGCTGGATTACGTTTGCAGGAAATGATACAATGCAATCCGATTTAATGAGCTGGATTAAAAGTATGGAAAACAACAGTCGTACATATAAAGCAGTAGGAACACAAAAAGGAGCAGACAGTAAACAATACGTTTACTTTAACCAAAAAGGTATTGACAATAATGGCGATGAAGTACCAGCTAAAAACTATTTGTCTAGTTTACTTGGAATAATTGCAAGTTGTAATGTTCAAGGTGGTCTAACAAACTTCTTATGTACTGATTTATCAGAGATTGCAGAGGTTGACAATATTGATACCGCTATAAGTAGTGGTCAGCTGGTACTTACAAACGAAACAGATGGCGTAAGAATTGTTTCCAGTATAAATAGTCTCACTACAACTAATGGTAGTACTTCTACTGAAGATATGCAGCACATAGAAACAGTTGAAGCCATGAACCTTATTATGGACGATATAAAAAAGGCGTTCAAAGAGACTTATCAAGGCAAGTACAAAAACAAATACACTAATCAAATATTGTTTGTTGGAGCAGTAAACGAATATTTTAGAAGTTTATCAAGTCAAGATATATTAAGCGAAGATTTTGAAAATAAAGCTGAAATTGATGTTGATAGACAACGCTCTGCTTGGCTAGGTATTGGAAACCAAGCGGCTATTGACTGGTCTGATGATGAAGTAAAGAAAAATACTTTTGGGAGAAGTGTTTTTGTTAAATGTAATATAAAAATATTAAATTGCATGGAAAACTTAGAGTTTATTGTTTCCATGAATTAAGGGGGATAGAATATGGACAAGAATGTTTTTCTAAAAGGAACCAGTGGGGAAGTATTTTTAAATAACACTAAACTTATTGAAATAAACAAAATTAGTGCTAAATTAACCGGAAAGTTTGAAGACGTTGCTTTGATGATGGAATATCATACCAATCATGTTTATGTTGGTTATGACGGTGCAGGTACCCTTGAAGGCGTCAAAATTAATACAGGCGTAGATATTGATATAATCAAGGCATATCAAAAGGGCACAGTACCTGAATTTGTCATATATTCAACACTTACAAACCCGAACACCGGAAAAACAGAAAGGTACATGCTCTTAGATGTCCAATTCACAGAGGTTGCCTTTGCTGATTGGGAAGCTCAAAAAGTGGTAACTCGTTCTATGCCTTTTACTTTTACAGAGATACAAGTATTATCAACTATTGATTAGGTAAAAGTTATGATTAATAGTATTAAACTTGCAAAAGAAATCCACAAAAGAAATAATGAAAAGTTAATAGGCATATGTGTGGGTGAAGTAATAGGTTATACGCCATTGACTATAAGGATTTATTATAATGGTATACCTCTAGATTTTACAGAATTCTTTAATTTTGAGGGTTTGTTAAATGATAATAGTGGTATGACTTCCGGAGAATGGTTTGTACAAAAGTATCCTGTTAAAATCGGTGATAAGTTTATATGTATGACTGGGATAGACAATCAGAGCCTTTATGTTCTTGGAAAGTTTGAGAGCATAAAAGATTTGTTCATCTATTTATTAGAAGAATCTTAGAAAACCTATTGACAAATACACTAAAAATGTGTATTGTAAAGACATAAGGAGAATATGATATGAAACGGCGTGACTTAATTAGAAAACTTGAAAATGCTGGATTTGAGTTTAAAGAACATGGTGGAAATCATGATACTTATAAGCGAGGAAGTCAAACAGAACAAATTCCAAGGCATACAGAAATAAATGAAATAACAGCAAAGAAGATTTTGAAAAAATGGGGATTAAAATAAAACCAAAAATGAAGGAAGTTTAAAATATGAAAGAAGCATATCCTGTATTTATAGCCAAAAATAATGATGATTTTCTTGTATATGTTCCAGATATGGAGCTTTATACAGAGGGAAAAAGTTTTGTTGAAGCAATAGAAATGGCACGAGATGCGATAGGTCTTGAAGGCATAGCTATAGAAGATGATGATAATAGAAAACTTCCTAAACCTTCAACAAAAAATGAAGCTATTGCAAAGGCTAAAAAAGACACAGAAATTTTTGATTACTCAACTGGAACATTGACTTACATTGATATTGATTTTTCCGTGTATCGTAGAATGCACAATAATAAAATGGTAAGAAGAAATGTCACAATTCCTTTATGGCTTAATGAAAAGGCTGAAAAGGAAAAAATAAACGTATCAAAAGTTTTAAGAGAAGCTCTTGTAGAGAAATTCGGAAAATAATTATAGTAAAATATCTTTTGTATAAAAAGGCAATCTTTCAAGGATTGTCTTTTTTGATTGTGAGAAGGTGGTTGAAATGTTTCCAGATATTTTTGTTGAAGCATTATCAGTAACAGAAGAAAAAGAGGATTCAGGTATTGATTTTTTATTCGATTATGAAACTGGACAACATGTTATGAATGGTTCAGTTTTAAGTGAATGCAATGACTTAAGAAAGGTAAAGCAATTCATACAAAACGTTTTACGCACACCTGCAAACACTTATAAAGATTATGTAAAAGGTGAAAAGGAAACTTTTGGTTTAAGTATATATAATTACATTGGGCAACGGAAGTTACCTGCAGGCTATATTAACAGTGAACTTAAAAGAGAAGTTACCGAAAATTTATTAAAGCACCCAATGATAGTTGATGTTAAAGATTGGAATGCTAAAAGAGAAAGAAGAGGCTTGAATATATCTTTTACTGTCGTTTTAAAAAGTGGTAATATAATTTCGATAACTGATACTGTGGACGGTGTCACCTAGTGTATAAAATAATACTTATAAAAAATGGTCAAAGTGAAGATATAAGCGTTCTTGTTTCTGAACTGTCTTGGAATGAAAGCCTTGATACTGTTGGCATTTCAATTTCCTTTTCCGTTCCTGATATTGATGAGAAATATATACCTAGGCTTTTAATTATGGCAGATGACATAATACAGATTTTTAATGATGAAAATGAATTAATTAGAGCTGTTGTTGTAGAAGTTAGCAGGAATTATCCAAAGAGAGTTGTTAAAGCATTTGATTTTGGCTTTTATCTTAACAAGAATGACGTAGTCATTCAGTTTAAAGATTTAAGCGTATCAGAATGTCTAAAACAACTCTTTTCACGTGTTAATATCAATGTTGGCAGTATATGTGATATGCCGGCAAAGGTAAACGGTGTTTACATAAAAAATGTAAATGAAATAATAAAAGAACTTATTAAAATACAACAAGATAACGACGGTAAAAAGTATTATTACGAATTAAGAGCAGATAAGATATTTGTTTTTCAACTTCCAACAGAACCTATAAGTTATATGTTTAAACCAGCTATAAATGTTGGTGAATTTGACATTACTGATAGGAATGCTCATGGCAGGGGAAAATACACACATTCCATAGAAGAATTGAAGAATAGAGTTACAGCTATTGTTAACTCTAAAACTACAGGTAATATGCCGGCAATAGAATACACAGTAAGCAATGATGAAGATATAAAAAAGTATGGTCTTCTTTCAGAAAATTATTCTGTTAACTCAGACGAATACGAAAACATCAAAAGTCTTGCTGATAACGAACTTAAGAATAAAAACAAATTAAAGCGAGAACTTTCTATGGATTTTATTGGTCACGACAATGCAAGACCAGGAAGAGTAATGCATATTATCGACGACTATCTAGGAATTGATGATTTCTTTAGAATAAAGTCAGTAAGTCACAAGGTGAACGGTAGCATACACACAATGTCATGCACTTTAGACTTCCTAAAAGAAAATACAAGTAACAAGTTTACAAGTGGAAAAGTTATACAACGTGAAGATGTCAAGGCAAAAGAGGAAAGTTCAAATACAGTTAATAACGATGTAGGTTTAGATGTAAGTTTATCAGAAACTTCCAATGCAAATTTTACATCTTTATATTCTGCTTTGACTGAACAAATTGGTAAGCGATATATATGGGGTGCTTCCGGACCTAATAGTTTTGACTGCAGTGGTCTTGTTTATTATTGTTTTAACAAAGCTGGAAAAAAGATAGCAAGAAATTCAGCACAAGGTTACTATAATATTTGTACAAAAGTATCAGCTAAAAATAGACAAAAAGGAGATTTAATATTTTGGGCGAAAAATGGGAAAGTGTACCATGTAGCTGTCTATGTTGGAAATGGTATGCAAATAAGTGCTGAAAACGAAAAAATAGGAGTTGTTAAAAAGAAGGTAACTTCAGGGGTTTATTCTTATGGCAGATTAAAATGAGGGATTAAAAATGATTAAGTTAATACATAAGATGTACAGGAATGATAAGGTAACAATTGATTTAATAAATGCTTTAACAACAAAACTAAAAACTGTTGAGAACAAAATTGATGATTTATATAAACAGATATTTTTGGATTATGCAGATTGGTATTTAGAGTTAAAAGAAAGAGAAATGTCTGTTAATAAAAGGCTTGATGATATTAGTAAAAGACGCAACTTTATTAAAACTAGACTTCTTGGAACTGGAACTGCAACAAAGGAAATGCTTGAAGAAACTGTAAATTACATTAAAGGCATTAAGGTTAACATAAGCCTTGAAGATATGTCTGTTATTGTAACCTTTTTAGAAGCTAAAAACAACAAACTGATTAACTTTGTTAAGAATACACTTTCTGAGATAATACCGTATCATTTAGATATGATTATTTCCTACGAACATATCAAATGGAACGAACCCAAAAAGGTTACATGGAATGAGATGAAAAGATATACTTGGTTTGATATTGCTGAAAGTGTTTCAGGAACTATAGAGAATGGAGAAGATGTTTAAATGACGCCAGTACAAATGCTTTTTAGTTATAATAACAATGAAAAGGTTGTAGAAGTACCTGTAATTCCTGAGAAATTACCAGAAATAGTACAAAGTTTAGAAAACGAAGATTTTGTAACTAATAAGTTCACACTTACACTTTTGGGAAATAAAAAACCTAGAACCTTTTCTTTAAGTTTATTTTTACCAACAAAACATTACAGTTTTTCTAAAGGTACCAGCATAGAAACTCTTAATCTTTTAGAATATGTTTCAGCTAAAAAGATACCTATGAGGATTGTTGTTACTGACGGTCTTAATGAACTTCTAAACATTGCTGTTTCTATAACTAGTTTTGGCTATTACTATGATGTTGTTGAGAATATTCATTGCAATGTTAGCTTTAAAGAATACATCTTTATAACTAATGAAGCTTCAAAAGATGAAGAAGAAAACAAAATTGAGTTTCATACAGTTAAAACACATATTGATAATATAACTGTTAATATTAGTGGTGTGAATGTAGATGGTTACAACCTTGTTAGGGCAAGAGATGTACTAGAAATTATAGGTTGTGAGGTTGGTTGGAACGCTGAAAGAAAAAGAGTTACTTCTAATGGCAAGCTTCTTGATATTCACACTGAAATTTATAATGGCAGTGCCTACTGTTACGTTCGAGACTTAGCAAATGAAACAGGCAAAAATATTAGTTGGGATTCTGACAACAAAACAGTGATAATCAATTGAAAATGGAGTTGATATAATGAACTATGATGAGGAGCTAACAAATATTCAAAATGATTTGCTTAATGAAATGCCTAATACCTATTCTAAGATTAAAGGTACATGGTTATGGGAAATGTTTAAAGCATTT